GTAATGACGTTGGCTTAGGCTACGGACGGAATCAAGGATTTCTACGTTGTAGTCAAACCTGATTACAAGTTGCCCTTTTTCTAAAACTACTTCACCATTCCATTTGGCATTTTCTATTGGCGGTACTTTGCCTAGAAATTCTTTGGCACGGTCAGATACCGGCACTTTGTTCTTTTCAGCCCAGCCCAATACTGCGCCGTACTTTTCCTTTGCTACGACCCAGCCTTTGATGTCACGGTTCCATACTGCGGTCAGGGGGACTTTAGGGTACAGTGGCTCACCGTAGGGGATAAACACCACCACGTGATTGTTTCTAATGTCTACTGCCTTAACACCACGTGCAATAGCCTTTGATTTTTCGGACACGATTGGTTCAGGGACTTTGCTAAAGTCAATGCCTATCCGTTGCAGTTGCTCACGGTACTTACCCAGCATCTGCCACGCTTCTAGTGCCATTTCTGGCGACCACGCTTCGTCTGGTACTTGGGCTAGGCGATTGCCAAACTTGGTATCCCCACCGTTGAAGCCAACACCGTCACGTCGAACTGCGCCATCATCTTGATTGGCTAAAGCACGAACGGCATTTGCAAGTAACGGGTAACTAGGCATACATCACTATTATACCCTAGTTTAGTTGCTAGGTCAAGTATAGCGAAATTGCTATAACCGGCAAAACTACTTAGTATCTCGGTTGTGGTGCTTGTACAAGGCTTGGTCGGTGGTTTCAGCCCACTCCGCAATCTTGCGCCACGTGACACCCTTTTCACGAAGTCGGGTGACGGTCTGGCGACGTTCACGACCCAATTCAATGACTTGCTGTTCGTGCTTGCGCATTTCACGGCAGATGTCACGAATGTGCGAAAGAAGCGATGCTACTTCTGGTGAAAAGTCGGCTTCGACTTCCTTGCGAGCGTCGAGGGGGGTAGTGAAATCGTCGTTGGGGGTCATAGTGTTTCTCCTTGTACCGATTTAGTATAGTAGGGTTTCCAAAGTCGGGTGGTGTTATGTCACACCCTTGTGCTACTTGACTTGAACAATGGTTAGCGATAAACCGTCTTTGCCGTACTTCGGCGCAAGGAAAGTCAATTTTACCACGATTTGGGCGTGGTCGTCAATAAGTATCCCAGCATCTACCAATCCGTCAATAGCCGCTTTTGCTAAAGGTGCGCACCCAAATGCAACGTCTTGCCGATACCTTGCATTTAGAACGTAAGGCTGAATAATAATTTCGACCTGCTCCATGTGCGGAATCATCGCCGCTTGTGCTAATTCGCAAAACGCCTTTCGCCATTCTTTTGTTATTTTTGCCCTAACCATGTGGTGTACGGTTCTTTCTTTGTTTATTCCAAAGTTAGGACGGGATTCATACGTAACCGTGTAAGACTTCATTTTTTTTCCCAATTTTCCAGCGTTTCTTTGGCTTGCAGTTTTATTTCACTATACGCCTGTTGGTCAATTAATATTAGTTTTTCGTTTGGGTAGAACAATGCAAATCTTTTTAACTTTTCCTTGCCTTGTTCCGTAAGCCACCCTTTGACTTCGTGCCACTCATATTCGTTTGTTTTTTTCACCAAGAAATCCGGCGTGTAAAACTTTGCACCTGCGTCTGTCGGAAACTCAAAGGTTTTTGGTTCGTATTGCCAACTTTCTATTTCCCCCGTACCAATCAAATAATTTAACCATCTTGCGTAGTTTGCTTCCCAAGATGACCTAAAGTATTGGTTATTCAAGTCGGCTCGTTTCCCCCCCTTGCCCCTAGTAAAATGCTTAGTCGGACTTCCGCCCAGTCGTAGTTGTTCCTCACGTCCTTTCCGCATTGCGGTAATGGACTTTTCCCTGAATTTTTTGTCATTTGCCATTCTTTGCCGTGAGTGTTCGGCATACAGTTTTTTGTTTTCTTCAGTGTGCTTATGCCCCGTCATTCCTTTTGGGTGGGGGTATCGGCTCCATTTACCGCCATTGCCACAGGCAGACGAACAATAAAATCTGTCGTGTTGTTTTTGCTGAAATATTTGCCCGCAGTTTTTGCAAGGGATTTTTGGCAACGTAACGGGTCGTCCAGCAGGGTTGTTAGAAACGCCTTTCATAGCGAAATAACTGTAAAAGGTGGGCGTGAGTTTGTGGTGTGGTAGCCCGTTGCTTTCATCACTAATTCCATACGTTGCTGTGGTGTCACGTCTTTACGTTCCAATACAAACAATGCGCTTAGTGCTGACTGTGCGCTAGCCCCCGTAGCCCCATAGTTCTCGGCGGATTTCACTACGCCAAAATCGGAACCTATTTCGTAAATGCCCGTTTTATTGGCTACCAACACTGACCAGTCAGTAGGGAAAATTGCTTCGTTAGACTTGCTAATAAGAAAATCACGGATTTTGTACGGGTCGCCAATATTGCTTTTCCGAAGAATGTCCATTATTCGGAACGAACCGGCTACGCCAACCAAACTTGTATCGGATTTCCAAACCTTTGGTTCTGCCGAAATAATGACCGTGGTGTCGTCAAATGCGCCACCGTCCCCAGCCATCCACACTTGCTTACGGTCTTTCCAAGCGGCTATACAGGTCACCCTATAAGGCTACTAGTAGATTTCACTAATACTTAATTCGAGGAACGCTTGGGATTGGAGTGGGGTTGTTAGCCATAACGCTACCCTTGATTTAGTACGTGCTTCTTTGCTTCCAATTCGGCTTGTACTTTGCTTACCCAACGTGGGGGCCACCAGCCACACGTGCAATACGTTTCGTACAATGTGGTGTTTAGCATCACTGACTTGTATGGGTCAATGCTTACATCGTGACCTGATGGTTCAGGTGTTTCCGCAACCGCCGTTTTCTTTGGGCGTGGCACTAAAAGTACCGCTTGTACAGCGTCCACAGTGCTACGCCGTTGGCGCTTACCTCAATAATCCATTGGTCACGGCAGACTGATGACATACCTTCGGGGTTTTTCTTGGTGTAGGTACGGCACTCCCAGATTGTTCCAATAGGCAACGTCGTTGCGCCGGGGCGCTGGCAATCGTGGGGGGTGTAGATGATTTCACCACTTGGGCGTTCAGGTTCTACGGCAACCGTTTGCTCGTGCCACTTGTTAGCCCTAAATTCGTGCTTCTTTTCCCAAATGCTGGGCTGAACAACCCACGGGTCTTTAGCGTTGATTTTGTTCCATTTGTCGTAATTACGCTGTTTTTCAATTTGCGTTAGCAAAGATTCTCGCATAAGTAATCCTTTGTGATGGTGCGCTTCGTTCGGTAATTCTACCGTACCACAGTTGAGTGGCAAACGTCAAGCAACGTTCATCAAAATTTGCAAGTTGGTTGGTGAAACCATGTACACGTCAGGCACGTCGTAGTACACACCGGCGTAACGCATTGCTTCGTGGGCTAGTGCTGAACAAATCCACGTACCTGCACGGCGAGTTTCCAAAAACCACTGTGGTGAAATAATGTCCACACCGATGCAAATGTCGGACAAAAGCCCATAGGGGTCGCCAATTTGTTGCTCGGCAAACCACGCCGCTTTTTCGAGGTCGCCACCAAGGTCGGTAATGTCGTACATAGACACGATTTCTGACGAAGCGATAAGGCTTTCCAAAGTGGAGGTAATTACGCCCTTCATTGTCGCTTGGACAATAATTATTTCGTCATAGTTTGACCCTTCGGTGACAACGGTGAAGCAGTGGTTGTACTTTCCAACTTTCCAACGCAACTTTTCACCAAAGCGAATAAGCGCACCCATTGTTCCGTCGGTCTTGGCGAAACCCGTCATGCCTCGCTTGATTTCACTAACGTGGAGGTTTACGGCGCAGTACGTTTTTTGTTTGGTCATAACTAACCGTCTTGGTGTTGATTTCCGTAGAATGGGTGACCTAACTTTGCTCCCCTACCGCTTCCGCTTGATGGAGGGGTAATGCCAGCCCCCTCCCGACGTTCGGTTCTTTCCATAGAAACACCAAAACGGTTTGACAGTTCTTGCTTCACTTCGCCAAGACGTGATTGTGCGTCGGCAAGTTTTTCACCATGCTTCTTCGCTTCGTGGTCGTGAAATGCGGCAAGTGCCTTACTTGCAATTCCACCGCTTGCCCTAGCCGCATCGGCTTTTGCTTGGTGCTTTGCTTGCGCTCGGGCGTGGGTGTCAACAGCCTCACTGTCTTGGCGGTGCATTTCCTTTAATTCGCTTTTGGTGGCTGGGCGGTCAGGCACACCCATAGCCCGTCCTGCGTCGGAATTCATAACAATTGCCTTAGCAATTCGTTCTTCCGATGCGTATTTCAGTAGTTCTTTGGTGTCAAAAGGATTCGCCATACCCCATAGATTAGACCCTATTCCCAAAAATGCTTAGTTAGTCCTAGTGCGTGGGCTTCTTTGGGATTTGATTCGCACCACTCGTTATGGTGATTGCAGGCAAGGATAATGCCGGACATATCCAACAGGTTTGCGTCGCTTTGCCCCGACCTTGCACGGCTAAGGATTTCGTGTCCGTTTATTTCACCAAAACAAGGCGTACCAATCAAGTCACGCATCTGGCACTTCCAAAGTTCCCTTTTGCCAAAATGGGCGAGCATCGCTTCTTTTCGCTGTTTATTGACCAATTTACGCTTATCGCTCATTGGTTTTAGGGGTGTTCTTGCCAGATTTGTGGGTTTGCGCTCCACTTGCTTATTTTTCTGACGTTCACGCTGTCGTTCTTGTGCTTCTTGACGCTTGGTTTGCGTTTCAGCGTCACGACACGCTTTGCACCGTGGTAAGTGCTTTCCTGAACCATCACGCCGTGCTACAAAGTCATCTACTGACTTTATTTCACGGCAACTACCGCACTTTTTTACGTCCACGTGGGGTGGGGTCGGCAATGGTTGATGTGATTAGCCAAAAAACAAGGGTGGCAAAACTCCACTTGGCGCAATACAAACTTGGTAGAAAAATTGAAAGGGTCAAGAAAACCCAGAACGCTACAACTGCTATCAACGACACTATTGCGCAAATGCCACGAAAGATAGCCATTAGTACTTAACCGTGTCTGCGGTGATTTGATTTGCCAATGCCGTACACGCCTTGCTGTACGCTTCTACGTCAGCCTGAAAGGTCGTAAGGCTGGTGTTGCCATTCAAAGTGTTCAGTCCGTCTGACGCAAGGGTTTGGATTGCGCTGGCAAGGGTCTGTACGTCAGCGTTCACCACAGGGTCTGGCGAATCGCCAACCTTGCTTAGATTTGCCGCATCTGATGACAGATTGGCAAAATACTTAATTGCCGAAGCGGTGTCGTTGTTGCTCAAGGCACTAAAGGTTTGTGTGTAGTCAGCCTGTGCTTGGTTCATAACAGGAAGCACGTTGCCACGCCACGTAGCCCACTGTGCGTTCAGGTTGGTAGTGGTGGTCGTTGGGGTCGGCTTGTTGTTTCCACTTACGGTGAACAACAGGACTACAAGAATCACTGCCACCAATAAAGAAAGACCCGTAAGGATTTCGATTGTTCGTTTATTCATTTCTTTCTTTCCTACGCACCTAGTTGAATAAAGGGTTGTTCTAACTGTACCACAGTTGAGTTAGATAATGCAACATTACCACGCATCGGTTCAAATGCAACACTGCTAATTATTTCATTGTCGTGTGCAGTCTTTAGTTCGTTGTACGCCTTTAGAAAGTGCGCCCGTTCGACCCCAGCGGTTTCACTAAAACACAACGCCATAAAAC